CACATAGTTGGGTCGAATAGTTCATATATTGTCCCATTTCGTGCAATTACGTATGGAACGCTTACATGCCAATCTTTTTTTGACAGCGCTGCTATGTCACTTCTCAATACACCAACTGTATTATGTAGTATGATTTTAGTCTTGGTATATTTAGCTGGATAGAAATATGAACTATATCCGGGATTTATCTTAATAATATCACCACCTGTAATAGATTCAATCGAACTAACCTTAAACTTAGTCCCATTAATATCAACATAATCACTGGCAAATTTATTTTCATGTTCAGTTATTTTACTTGCTCTCATTATACACCTCCTGAGTTAAAAGAGTTTATACTTACTTACTAGTATATAAACTCTAATTAATTAAGTGAGGTGACCTATGAGTTCCAATAATGAAACAAAAGACTTCCTAGAAGAAGTTTCTTCAGATACAATTAGCGACGTAGCCGAAGTGGTTGACGAAGTGCCAAAAAATAAACCAAAAACCAAAAAGAGAAAAACTCCTGTAACTCCAGTAAATCCGGAAGTTCCTACTAGAAAAGCTTCAGGGTTTAAAAAAACTACAGTGCAGGTTATGACAGGTCGTCCTATGTCTGCTCTTAGTAAAGATATACCTGTAAGTAAATCTAATAAGAACAGTAAAATAAATCCTCCTGCTAAAGGATTTGATTTTATTTAATAACTTAATTGACAAAACTCCTTCATTTTCTATATTAGGAAGTAAGGAGGTTCGTCATGAACAAATTTATCTTAATAATCGCATTCTTATCACTCTCTGCTTGGGGTAGTATAATAGACCTCGATGCACAGCGTAAAATTCTGAACGCAAAGCAAAATCTAGAACTGATATCAGCTAACAGTAAGTTACCTGCGAAATTAACCAATCAACTTAACCAATTACGTAAAGAGGCAATTAATCTTAGTGAGATTATATATTCTAGACGATGTAATTCAGTGTCTATCAATTCATTACCCGATGAAACATGTGACCATTTTTTCGTAATTAGTAAAAAATTCATTGATTCATATGCAAAATGGAATAATTCATTTTTCAAAAGTAGAGTTAGTTTGTTAAAACAGGAACGTAATTTCCGTAAACGAATTCATGCATGTATTGAAATGATGGGTGCATTCCTTAATCCAAATATGACTCCGGAGGCACTATTTCCTCATAAATTAAATGTAGACGTAGAACGTAGATATGATACAGACGTAACTATCTCATTTATACCTAAATACAATAAGAAGTGGATATTCCATGGAAATACATCGGGATATAATCGTAACGGTGAGATTAAGTATCTAAAAAAGTATTTCATGCCTTGGACCAATAACTGTCGTGACCTTGTAGTAGATAAAAGTGGTCGATTGGAGCCAAGATATTTAGAGGATGTAAAGCAATATTGGAAAGACTCGCCATATGAGTTCCAACATAATACACGAGGGAACTATACAGGCATCTACATCGGTTTTAAGCGCCCTAGAGCCTATGTTCTTGAAATCTTAGTCAATGGTAAGGTATATAAAGAAGTGACCGTAGAGTATGCTAGTACGATGCGTAAGAAGAATAAAAAATACTACTCATCTAGTGTAGATATCCAATCCTTCATGTATTTAGATGTATTACCTAAACAAGAAATTCGATTTCAACTTGGTTCGGCCGCTCGACATCAAATTATGCACTGGAATATCTTTATAGATAAAAAAACTGACTATAATAGAAGCGGAATTATATCAAAGACATTCCAAGTACCTGATGGTGATGTTGAAGTAAGACTTAGAAACTAAAAAAGGTAGCTTATGCTACCTTTTTCTATATTCATATTATTAAAATGCATCAAAATCTGGTGCGATTTTTGTTTTTTCATCTGTTAAGGTAAGTTTAACATCATATTCAACAATATTTTTTTTACCATCCTCATCTTCTTCTTTGCGATTTAGATAAGCAACTGCAATTGATGTATCTTCGTTCTCTACCTCTTTCATAAATGAAAGCACGTATTCGAAAATATCAATACCATTTTTACATTTGCGAGTAATTGCAATATCAACTAATCTGGCTGTAAACTGGACTGAGTCAAAATCTACGATGAAATGGTTCTTTTCATAGTCACTGGTATCAATTCCCAGCTTTTTCCAACGAACTGGGAAGGTAAACAGCTGCTTGAAATTATTTGTCTCTAATGTATCTTCAAATGAGTTCAGAAATGATTGCATATCACCTTCATTAGTGTGTTTGATAGATACTTTACTGTAAACATCCTCATCAGCTTTTGCGTGAAGATGTCTGGTCATAACTCCCTGCCAGTTTATATTTAGCATATGTGGCTCCTTTTTTAGATATAGTCTGATTTACTATGAGAAATATAGAAACTTTGATTCCGTTGTCATATAAATTATTTTTAGTAGTATAAACAAGAGTATAACCCATATAGAGATATTATGAAGTCAATAAAAATAGCAGGAATTCGTTTAGTAAACTATCTGAATGATGGCATTAACTGGAAAGACCATAAGGATATTATTTTAGACTTCTGGATTACTTACAAATCTCAAGATTTCGGATATAATCCAATTCAGTTCAGAAATATGTTCCTTGTAGATGAGTTACCTACCCAAGCACAGGCTGATTACGAAAGTTGGTTTGAGATATGGAATTTTCAAGATGAAGAAGACGAAAATTGGATTCAGTTCATTGATGGTACTTTAAATGTATTTTACCACACATCTAATCCAACTATAATGGAAGATGGTCTATGGTATATTGCAATGGTACAGTCAGAATTACAGGCTCGTGAAACTGTAGAAACTCAAATTTTTCATGGTAATCCAAATCTAAACTCATTTTGGAAAATGGATACTAATACTAAACCAGAGGAAGTTGGTGGTAGACGTAATGGTTACATGTTTACTAGAGAGCTTAAGGACATCTCTCCACCCGATACAAAGGGTTTTTATTGGGGAGTGGTCTTCCAGTGTACTGAAACAGTAAAGCTCTTCTACGTGGATGGAAAGGAGACTATGAGCAAATGTATCAACTGGGCTGCAAATGCAGAACATATGACATTAGTTAAGGTGACTGGTAGTGGTAGATTTGTAGTTGAACGAGTATTTGTTGAAGGTAAAGCATGGAGAGATGATAGATACATCCCTCAAGATAATACACCAAAACAGGCACTGACTGGTAGTGGATTAAATAAATACATCACTCAAAACTATGAACCGATGTATGGTGTATGGGACCAGATTGATGAAATGAAGAAAGAACATAACGAACAAATAAATCAACGTAAAAATGCACTTAATACATTCAGTGATGAAGAAGTTAAAGTGAGTAGAGTATTGGATGAAGTTGATTCATTTATTGTTCGTGGTAATGTGACTAATAAACGTCGTAAACGTAATAAAGAGATACGTCAAGCATCGCGAGATAAAAACAAAGTACGTGAACGTGAAATTAAAAAGAAAGTACGTGAATTGGAGAAAGAAGACAATAAGAAGGCTCGTAGAGACCGACAGTCACTGAACCCACTTATTGATAAAAAATAATTACATCTCTTCTATACCATCATCAATTACTGGAAGGTCATCGGGCGTAGATAAGTCTTCGCCTTCTATCGCCATATCATCTGAGCCTGATGAGTCATCAATACTATCGACTGGTACTTCTTCAAGTGATGTATTAAAATCATCATCAATAGAAGGTTCAGATACGGGAAGTATAGGCTCAGATTTTTCCTCTAATTTCATATCGGCTTCATCTACAGCCATTTCAGTACCAAGCCCTTCATAAATTATCTTATGTGCTTGTTTAACTCCTTCAACTAATGTCGGATTTACCTCATTAATTGAATCCAAAAAATCATAAAACTGTTTCATCGTTGACCCAAGTGAATATTTATAATAGTTTATACTGTATCGTTATAAACTCTATTATACACAACTAAGGGCTTAATATCATGGCTACAGAACGAAATAATTACGAATTACCTAATAATGAGGAATTCGAGAACCTACTTCAGGAAAACTTACAAACACTTAAGCCTCTAGAAATGAAAGAGAAAGAAGTGGCTGGTCAGAAACAGTTATTTCCATTTTGGAATGTAGTTGAACTAGAAGAAGTTCACTATAGCGCTGAGTCATACCTAACTGCGAAGCAAAAGAAAGAGCGCTCCGTAAAGGATGGTAATACTCTTATCAATCACATAGAAGATGTAATGGGTAATGTGAAAAATACTGAAATGGTTAATATGACTAATGCGGTAAAGGCACCTAAAAATAACATAAAGGACACTTCTACTAAAAAACAAGTAACTGAGTGGGATTCTACATCAGGAGCTGAGAAAACTGTTAACTCTAATGCGGCTAATCCTAAGAAAGACAATGTAGGTGCTGTAAAGCCTAAGAAAAATGAGTTGAAGGACACTTCTACTAAAAAACAAGTAACTGAGTGGGATGCAACTGATGAAACTAGTAAGACTATTACAAGTAAGTTTGGTGAACCCTATGGTGGAATAGACTTCAGTAAGTTTATGTAATTAAAGGCTCTTACGAGCCTTTTTTATTCACATGTTACAGGAAATCGATTATCGGAACAATCGCTACATGTATCTGTGTCACCATCTCCAGTAATCCACCCACCTACGACACATCCTTTATATGGACCTCCACTGACATCCCATATACGACGACAGTTGCGCTCATCCTGATATTGATTATAAGTCGGATTACTTTCGTTTTGTTTTAAATTAATAGTTGTCATACACTGATAGTTTATAAACTAGCTATAGCACACTTAAAGAAAGTATTAATTATGGAATTTGATTTTATGAAAATGGAAACTGACTTAGCTCTTCCTACACGCACCCAAAAGCGTAGGTCGCCTTTATTACCTATGATTGAAGCGACTACTAAGAAGGACAATGGAAACTCTAAGGATGTTAAAGCTAAGAGAGACTATACATATACGTACAGTTGTGCATTATTACCATTAAATGATAATGTGGGAGCTATCCTAAAGTACTGGACGCGTAAAATGATACCTGAGGAATCTCTATACATAAATGCAGATGAAGGCATTGATGGATATGAATTCGTACCTCACGTAACCGTTAAATATGGTCTACATGATACTACTCCCGATACATTAAGTGATATATGTGATGGATGTGGATTGATAACAATTGAATTTGGTAAAGTTGATAAATTTGATACCAATCCAAATTTTGATGTTATCAAGGTAAATGTTGAAAGTGACCAACTCAGAACTCTGAATGACAAGATATCAGAGGGTATGAGTAATGATAAAAAATGGGATTCATATAACCCACACGCCACTTTAGCATATGTTAAAAAAGGTGAATGTGAAGAATTAGTTAAAAGTGGATTCTTCACTAAATTAAATGATGTTATTGACCAAGTATGCTTCAGTTCTAAAGCAGGAACTGAGTATTACATTAACCTGTAAGAGGAACCAATGGACGGACCACTTCTAGATAGATGGGTAGGTAGACTCCACCAAGGTACTGCAAGATGCATTATCGGTGACCTTCCTGTATCTTATACCGAGGAAGATGCTCCATCTTCAGAAACAATCAATGCAAATATCACTTCCTTTATTGGACCCGGATTGAGCTTAAAATATCAAATTGATGGTAGTTATAAAGGACTGGTTCATATTCCAGTGACTGAAGACAATCAATATTATGATAAGCTTATCTCGATGAATATGATAGCAGATGATAGAACCGAAAACTATTGGACCCTGCATCGTTATATGTCTACGATTCAAAGTGGTATGACTGGACCAAATGCATATCCTCAGACTGATTCAAATCATAGAGTGTATGGTGCCGATAAGCATTACCGAAATAGAAGAATGTGGATTCCATTTATTGAGATTCATATTGCAGATGATTCATATCAAGAATGGCAGATAATTAGATATGAAAGATGTTGGCCTACTGATTTAAGTGACTTAAACTTAAACTTCTTGGGCCCAGACCCAGTATCATTCACAATGAGTTGGGTATATGAAGTTAAAAAAATTATTCGATGCTCCGACTCTATCCCTGAAACCCCACCAAAGTGTATAACTAATTAGGAGTAAACTATGCCCGGACCGTCGCTATATACAGTGTATAATCAGTCAATGACAGAACGAATTAATGATTTTTATGGTAACTCAACTCTATTTAAGAATAATATGTTCTATGTTGGTCTATGGGGTGAATATGTACAATCGACAATTGCTGAATTAGAACAAACTTCCAGAGTAGACCCTTCTATGGGTAATCTTGATAAGAAACAGTCAACTAAAAATGTATATACATTTGAGAATGCATTGAATCGATGGAAAGATTTGTATTGGCGGGGTGCTAATACTGAAGTTGAATTGAAATGGACGTGTAGTGCTATTCAAATACCAACTATTGAATCTAAAATCGATGAAGGCCGAGCATATTCAATTGATGCAATCAAACCAATCCAATATCCATTAATTTCAGACTATGGTGGAATGAAAACAGTTACACTCACTATTGTAGAAGACCGTAATATGATGATGTGGCACTTCTTTAATACACTACACAATCAGTTTTATAGTACTAATGTACTTAAACCAAAAAGTTCATTCCATAAAATTGGTATGTACTGTGCTGTTATGCAGGGTGATGTATTACCAGCAACAACTATAACCCAAGAAGAAAAGCTTGACCCATTGGGTAATATGATGGAAGATGGTTCTCGTAGAGAGGGTATAATTACCGATGTTCCTATGATGGTATATGAGTTTAATTCAGTTGTTGTTACTAACGTAGCTGCTCCCGAGTTTAGTCATGAAAATATAAATAAAGTTTCATTTAAAGTTACACTCCAAGTACCTAATACATTTCAAGGTTCATTCAAAACTACCTTTAGAGGATTGGCTAATAACAGTAGTAAAAGAGGCGGATATTCAAATGGCTCGGTTATTGATAATAACGGTATTGGTACAGGTGGGTATAATGGTATAGTGTATGCCAAAGATACGAACGATGTTTTACAACAAAGTAACTTAAATAGCGCATCTATATTCGAAAGTTATAATGTTGACGGTGAGGTACCAAAGAAAAATAATACAAAAACGACAGGTACTCAAAAAAATACGCAGAATAGCTCAACTACTAAACAGAACATTCAATCTAAGACAAGATAACTATTGAAAGAATGTTATATCGAGAGGGTGGAGCTTAGTCTTCACTCTTAGTCGCTGTAGCTGTTCTTGAAAATATTGCATATGGTTTACCGTATATTTCTTATCGGGGCGTGGATGGTCAATATGTTGAACTCCACCCTTAACGTCACCTACCGTAGTAATAAACGATTTAATGAACCAAGATTGAACTCCAAGAAATCCATCTTCTCCACCCCAAGCACCTAAGAAGTCACTTGAAAATACTTCACTCCGGGAGTAATACATCTCATTAAATTTCTTAAGTAACTTAACATGGGCGATATTCATTCCAATATTACAACTCCAAACAATTACGCAACTTGTAATCAAATCTGGATTATTAATTAGTAATCCTTCAGGTCTAAATATACTAAGATGTGTGTATTCGGGTGATATTTCACGTTGGTCTCTCCATCTAAACTGTTGTTCACGTCGACGACCAATACTTAAGACAGGAATATTACAGTCAAGTTTTTTAGAATGAGATGTAAATAATCCTGACTGAGGAATACAATCACCATCAATGAATACAAATTGCTCATATCCTTCACTCAAGGCGATATCTATTCCAAAGTTTCTAATAAATCCCACATAGAAAGGAGCTCCTTCATTACTTTCACGTTTAACTAAATGAACAGGAGGTTCTGGGCATCTCACAACTTCTATATTTAAGTCGCTATTATTTGATAGTTCGGTAATATGATTAAAGTCATCATCGGATGCTCTATCCAGTAATGCATAAATTTTACTGGGAATTAACTTATTGGATTTGATACCCTCCAAAATAAGTTTCCAGTGTTTAGCTTGTTCATATATAGGAATGAGAAGCGCTAATTTGTCTATTGTCATAAATACTCTACATAATAACGGTTTGTGTCATGGGCTTCAGTCGCAAGATTTTATTAGAATGTAACTTAACCAATTTTTTATATTCGTTATACATTTTTTTATTGGCCGATGTGTAACATATTTGTGAAATCGTACCTGTATTCATGTCATCAATTAACTCAGTTGTTATTCGAGTAATGTTTCCATGGTCATTTGATATACACCAGTAATCTTTAGTAGGTGTAAATACAATACCATTCCCCACATCAATAAATTCTTCTAGGTTCTGTTCTCTAGTATATTCTACGTTCCATCGAACTCTATCAAAGGCACCGTATAAATATCCAAATATTTCATCAACTCGATTATCCATGAGAATTACTTCTGTATCGGAGAATCGCTGAGTTAGGAATTTTCGTACATTATTCAATCGAATTGAGCTAATGGTAATATTATCATGAGTTAGAGCCACATTACATAGATTCTTATAACCATCAGTAGGGGAATATACAACGCCTGTAGTTGTGTCATCTAAACATGATAGGTTAATTTCTCTTGCCAATCCCTCACGACTAAACTTACTCTGACGAAATTCACCCCATTTTTTGATACCAATGTGTTTTATTATAGTATCATACAACCACTTAGGGAAAAAGTTCTTATATATATTGATATAATTAGTGGCTTTCTCTAATTTATCTCTAAAATCATCAATTGATGAAATACATCCTTCCATTTGCTCCCACTCTTCAGCGGAATCAATCGATGTTCTATTGAGTGGCCAACTCATTAATCCATTCCGATTATTAACAAACTTAACTTGTTCATATGGAATAAATGCATAAGTTGAATTGACTAACTTTTTAAAAGGGATATTTATGTGCATAGATTTAATACGCAACATATCCTCATATGATATGTAGTCATTTATATCATCTAATGGATACCCTAACTTACCGGTCTGAAGGAAAGTAACTTTCTTTCCTTTAGCCGCAAGTTCTCTTGCGAGTAGTACCGCATCCAAACTATAGCCTATTATATAGACAGCTGATTTATCAAACATTTATACTTCGCTTTTATTCTTTAATCACCTTTAAGATATATTTTTCGAGCCACTCTGGAGGGGGAAACCCGGAAATAATATCAACAATACGACCTTTAGGGTCCGCAAATATATGAATAGGTGATTTTGTGAAACCCATTTCTAGATAAATTAGATTATTATCAGGCTCATCCTCTACAACCCACTTAACATTATATATCGGGTCATTAAAAAAGTTATAGTTTTCAAACCATTGATTCATGGCTACAAACTTATTCACGCAATCATCACAGAGGTCGTCATCGCGATAGAATGAAAAAACCCATAGTTTTGTTGTTTTATATTTTTCAAGTACGTTGCCTTGGTAAATTTCCTCACCAAAGGCTATAAGACGCTCATCTAATGGTAGGTACTCATTACTCATTGCGGCCTGTTTACAACATGACATTAGAACAATCCTTTTGTATTCTCTTCATTTAAGATACGCCATGTTACGCCATGTTTCAAGCACCAATTTTGAGCCGCCTCCCATTTGGCTGCATTAACTACAAATTCACGTTTATTTATTTCATAACGTTTAAGTGCATTTTGATATTTTTTCAATGTCTTTGAATCACTACCAGCAGGTCTTTTGGGTTGTGTTGGGTATTTACAGAATCTAGCCGGTTTGATTTCTACAAGTATTTTCTGTTGAACATTATTTTCATTAACTATTTGACAGTACACATCAGGGAAATATACGGTCCATTTCATATATACAGGGTGATAGTAGTATATTTCAATACATTCATATCCCCATTTCTCTACATATTTATTGACATCAAGTGCACGGAATACAGTATGTTCCCATCCACTTTTATATATGGTGGCTTTATTTCCTATATATTTCTCAGGATTTTGAACCTCATACTTACCTTTTTTTGTGTCTTTTTTATAATTAAAGCCCATATATTACTCCACAATGTCACCGAACCATCTATTATAATATTCAACTAAATTTTCAGTATCCATTCGATTTGGTGCAGTACTAGTGAGAATATTAACTTGACTCTCTTCATTAAAATCATCTGGAATTGAATAACTCGGCAAATGTAATGCAGTTACTACTGTGGGTGGTCCTGAAATGACTTGTGATTCATTACTATCATCTATCGCATTAGTTACTTGTCTAGTATCATTGACTGGTGTAGTAGATGCTCTAAAGTTATCAACAGTTGATGTAATTAAATCAATATGTACTTGACTTTTACGATATTTAGCATCCCATGTAAGTAGATTCATAAAACGCTCATAATACGGCTCTTCACCAATTGTAGCACCTATTGTACGAGTTACTGCCAATATTTTATCTTCTACACCACTTTTAAAATCAACAGTACCTTGAATGATAGGAGTCTCTTCATTTTCTGGACCACCTTTAAATTTAATAGATGAGTATACCTCACCAATTGGGTTATTATTTGCATTGGATTCTATATCAATTTTACCAAGGTCTTTAAATGTATCAGTTATACCGGTAAATACTTCCTTACCTTTACCATTTCCGGCGGCATAGACTTCTCTTACTGCTGTTGGTCTAGTTGTTTGTCCAGTTATATTTATCATTACACATGACGTATAAATATCAAGTGCAAATACATTATTCCAGTATTTAGCATCTAATCTAAAGTCTTCTCGTAATTTTTTAATAGTTAGCTTAGTGTCGTCAATAAAGGGAGCACATATAAATTCAAAACATCCAGTCCATAACTTAAGAGTTTCTATCATATCTAGAATACTCATACCTTCATATGTACGACCTGATTCATCTACTTCAGTTGTGTATACCAATAAACATTTAGATGGACCCAATGTTTTAATTATATACGTTACATTAATTTTTTCAGTCAATAGGAAACAGTATGCCTTCATTAATTCACGAAGAGGTGTAATCAATAACTCCATCATGAAGCTAACTGATTCCTGAAGAATATTATATCCACGTTGAATATTTGCAATTAATGTATCATCAATAAATTCATTAACGGGACCCAATAATTCCGATGGGTCTAATGCATATTTATCTACCATACATTCAAGTATTTCATCGGGGTCAGTTAATGCGGTGCCATTATCATCCGTACAACTAAATATAGATGCAAAAATTTCAGCAACGCATGGACATGCGGTCATCAAATCTGATACAATATCAAAATCCAGAATATTATTTACTAGCTTATTCAATGCAAGTTTTGCATCAACCATAACTGACACAATGCAATCACGAACTACATCAATGAAATCTTGGATTGCATTTTCTAATTGATTTAGATACTTATCGATTATTTTGAATAATCCAAGAGCAACTTTCAATGCATTCTCAATAAAAAATGTAAGACTTCTGAATATATTGGTAATCGTTACACAGAATATTGTAGTGAGTTTATTTGCATCAAAGCCTACACTAGGTGATAATTTATCAGCAAGTCCACCAAATTGTTCCATGGCGGTCTGAAGATTGACATTATCTGAAACCCAATCATATCCAGTCTTAACACTCTCACTATTACCACCACTAAAGAAATCTAATACCACTTCACTACAGTCTACATTGCGAAGTCGCTTAGCACTGCGAGCAATACTATCTTTAAATGATATGAAGAAGTTTTCGTCGTCAACTTTACTTGAACCTGCAACTTTACTGCTTAGGGGAACTGGTCCTCTAACTTTAACATCTCTATTTATTATTTGATTAATACACTTAGCCATTATATTAGTCCTGTAAGACCGTCATCAACGCCACCAAGTACCTTAGTGTCATCAAACTCTGCCCATTTAGTTAAAGGTCCACCAGCGGCCGCTGAGGTGCCTGATATAAGTAAATCGAGTGGGTCAAGTGATTGAGGTAGCAATGCAGCTCTTATACCATCATCCTTAAATACAACTCGAGCATTTTGAATAATTTGGTTAATACTAGCATATTGAAAATCACTGAATGTCAATCCATCACTAACCAACATTATACTTATTGTGTCTTCGTTATCTTTCTGACCTATAAGTGGATAATTTGAACCTGCATAACAGTCATCATTCAACTCAGCAAATTGTATAAATCCTTTTATTAAATCAGCACCGCTTTGTGTATCCGCTGGAGCATTCTGACCCTCTATTTTAGATGCACCATCTTGCTGTCCAATTAAATAATGAGAACTTACTTTATTGTTACTATCAAGAATTTGCTCACCCATTGCAGGGAAGTTGTTTTGGCCAGTGTAATCAATTATAATTTTTCGCACTTCTTTATCGGCCCGAACAACTATAGACTCAGTTGCTACAAATTCAATATTTCTAACTACAATTTCATCTACATTTAACAATTCCCTAGTAGCTGCACTTTCCGTACCTATATCATTTGCATTTTCAACTTGGGTATTAAAATCAGAATCAAGTACACCCTTGATAGCATTAACAGTTGATTTAGAAATATGAGTAACAAAGAAATACTCAGACCCCTGAAATGCTCCACCATCATCAATATTATTTCCGACAGGCGTACAACAGAATACATCAATTGTAGCCTCAGTTAATACTGAATGTAATTTAGCACCACCATCTTGATATGCCTTTCTACCTGCATTAGCATATCCTTTATCACTATCATGTGCAATACGACCTTTACCATCCCATTGTATTCTACTCGCACTCGGATGTGTAATAATTGTATTTCGTTCAGCTCTATCATGTGTCATGTTAAAGAAATCACCACCAAGATTGGCTACACTTATATTAGGATAGCTACTTACGTATTCAATTGGAAGTAATTGTTTCTCAGGACTAACTTGGAAGTATTTTGGTTTGTTTACATCACCATCGTCAAATGATACACGCATAATAGTTCCTTTTGTAGGAACTGCTTGTATTGTATTAACAGATGGTAGTGCGAATGGTTGTTGTTCATCAGTAAGACCATCAGTCACACCCAATATTTTAACACGAACCGCACCTGCATGATTCGGGTCAACGTCATCAGTAATAACGATAGCATCATAATATTTCTCAGTCCACTTACCCATTATGCATTAACTCCCAATGCTTTCAATATAGAAGCGATATGGTCGGGGTCACCATCATTCACATTATTTGAAATAAATTTTAGTGTGGTGACCCATTCACTTGAAGTGGGAACCGTTTTCAATAATCTATTTGGTTTTTCTGTTCCCCAATCAAAGAACTTCTCGGCTAGTATATATTTATCAGAATTATGTCTATCCAATGAAAACCCACGAATTTTATAATCATTGCCTGCACACAATACAGTAACCTTAGAGCCGATAGGTGGACCTACTTGATTATATATTTGTACATACACTACTTTACCATATGTAGCCAATTTATATTCTCTATACATTTGAGCTAGTGAGTAAAATTTATGTGTATTATTGGGCCAATGTCTAACGACTTTACGAGGCCCAAATGTTGTATTTGGGTCTTTAATGTCAGTAGCTTCCGCTATAGTTACTTGACTAGTATCACCCATCTCACCCAATACTGCACTGAAACAACCTTTCTCTACACTAGATGATTTATACTCACCATCCTTGGAACCGGATAGGTATAAATTAGGGTATAGTTTATCTCTATTTTTACCTAATTCATTTCGCTTAACGTGATTATCAAATGCCCATACAGTAATTTTTGGATTATCTAATAATGACTTACCTGCAGATGTTGATGTCTTAGCTGATTCACTCTGAATCATTAAATATCTATCATCCTGAGCCATCTCTAAATTAAATGATGATATTTTATAGATGTCATTAACGTCATCCCATGCCCAAAATAAATAATCATCTCTAATATATGAATGAGATACGCATGTATCTAATGATTCCCATATAGTATCCTGAGGAAATCTCCACCACATATTATCAGCAACATCAACTTTACCCTCAGCCATATTATTGAAATCAACTTTACGTTCTTCAAATATTTTAGCAAGTGCATGTACGCTAGTACCATTCCACGCATTCGTAGTATTTGATAATTGTGATTGAGTACCTGCTGACCATTTTATGACTTGCGTGGTATTGCCACTAACGCCTTGAGTAGTTCCAATATCATCTATGATACCAGTGACAACTGATGATTTGTCAGTAACATCATCGGTAGTATTAGTGAAGTAAATCGATAAGAATCCCAATGAACGTTCTCGTATAAAGCTACTCTGAGTATCTATGATACTTAATTCACATAAAGGAGTTGCATTTAATACATTACTAAAGTTAAAATTGGGTACACTGGCATGAGTGAATGAATTGTTGTCCATTGCCAATATTAATCCTAAATTACTTCCGGAATCTGTTCTAGTGAAAGCCATTTATAACTCGCTCATTTAATTGTTTACTTTAATTTTTAACTTCAATATATTCATAAGTCTGTAAGTATTTATCAGCACTTTCAAAGGTAGGTACTAATAATCCTAATGTTGCATATGTATCAGACATATACCCATAACTTATGTTATTGTAATCATCCCAATCAAGATTATTAGGTCGACTGTTTAATATTTTTTCATTTACAATAGCAGGGATGTCAGCTAAGGGAACTCCCTTACGTTGTAATTCCAAAGTTAGTGCTTCATTTGATGGCCTAATACCAGTGCGACATCCACTACTCAATCTAATATTATTGGCCGCTGCAAGTGCTATATGAAATCTACTATCACCATAAACCTCAATTGCAATTAAGTCGAGTCTACCTGTTTGCCATGCAGGTACTTTAAATGTAGAAGCGATATCAAACTTAAACTGTTTTATTCTTGGAAAACTAGACATTATACACCCCACCTAGTAAATGTATCATCAATACCTTGTGTTACATTTTTAACTGAACCTTTATTTTGTTGACGTGAATCTTGTTCTAATTGAATACGTTGTTCGCGTGCTTTATCCTTTGCTTCCAGATTATTAATGATACCCGATTGGTATGAGTCAGTACCAAACATCTCATTACCAAGAAATTGCATAAATTCAAGTCTAGGTGCAGGACTCATCCACATATCGAATGAAATGTCTACATTCAAAAAAATTGGTAAGTGTCTACCATTAGGTGCTACCCACTGCTCTTTACTAAAACTAATATTAACATTGGTTATTACCATAGGTTCAATATCTAAATAATGTCCCATACTTACACGAACTGGAAGTGGGTCTAGCGTTAGGTTTCTACCTACAATTGAGTTAAAATCAGTATAAGCCTCACCACCAGCAACATACTCACTTAGACCCCGAGTAGCGTCAGTTCCTTTTTGAACTGTGGCATTATCAGCTCCAATTACAGCACCAGCGCGTTCAGCAAATTCACCAACTACATTAGTTATATCACCTGCGCCATCGCTAACACTATCAAAAAAGCTCTGAAACACTCTATCTGCTATTTGTCGTGGATATGCCATTCTAATTAATATTTTTAACGAACTCATACCTAGATTTAATTGCTCTGGAAGATACCAGCCACAATTAACTGTAAAGCCACTTATACCAACTGACTGAACTTGTTTAAGAGAACTACTACCAGTCAATGTAGCATCAATACCAGTTATGGTCTTGGCCATTGCTTCAATACCCTCAGCGGCTTTAATACCACCTGATACTACTTTAGCTACTGAACCAAATGCACCTGAACCAGTAGCGGCTTTATCAATTAAAGCTTTAGCTCCACCCATTAATCCACCAGAACCTCCAGTATCGGCCCATTGGGTATTAAGTGATATGGGTTGTTCGCCCTGATTTTTAACAAATCCATAAAACACAGTATCAGTAACTGGTACAATTCGTTGATATACAGTTTTTTTAATTGTAGAATCTGCTAATCTCTGCAATCCACCTAGATATCTTTCTCTAGCTGTACCATCGAGTACTTCGATGCGAATAATATTTGGCTTAGGGGCCTTTACTCGAAGTCCTCTACTTGCTAAATCTCTTTCAGATTTTGATAATTCTGTAATACCAGCCATGTGTTACGCCCTCGCGATTGCAGCTGCTATTGCTTCTGCCGTAAATTCGTTTTGTTGTGTAATCATAGCTTTATATGATTCACCTTGATACATCTTCATTTGCTCAGTTACAATCATTTTTGATAGCATCTGAAACTCAGTTAGTTTACTAGCGGTTTCTGATGATGTAGCTGCTTCAGTAGTTGCGGGTCTAAATGATTTTTGTTGTGTTTGTGGTTCATCATTCATCGAAGTAGTATTTAATGGTTTAGTATTTAATGCTTTATCTTTATCTTTATTTTTAGTTTTGTCTTTATCAAATACTCCCATATCACGAGCAGCTAACCCTGCATCAATGGCAAGTGACGCACCGGTCCCTAATCCCGGAAGTAAACTAGCACCGCCTGATAATACCTCTAGTCCTGCACCAGTAAAATCACCGTCCATTGCTTTATTTATACCAAATCCTAATCCGGCAAGTAATCCAACTACTGGTATTTTTTTTAATACACTCTTACCAATAGCCTTTGTAGCAAGTTTAGCGGCTGATTTCGAACCGACTTTAGTAGCAGCCTTTGTACCCATTTTAGTACTTGATTTACTTAACCCTTTACCACCGTCCTTAATTAATGATTTACTTTTATCTAATACTCCACTACCTATATTTTTAACACCGCTTGTTAATTTAGAAGCTCCGCCTTTAACAAAATCCCACGTTTTACCTGCAGCATTTTTAGTAACGTCTAGAACTTTACTTCCGCCTTTTTTCAATCCATCCCATATAGCAGATGATGCTTTTTTAGTCATATCGAAAAGTTTTGTAGTAGTATTTTTGGTTGCAGACCATATAGCCTTACTGGCACCTTTCATTGCATTAAGTGCAACTCCACCATATTTAGTTAAACTAGTAAATACACCCAATAAGCCTGTGCCTATACCAACTAGCTTAGAGAAAAAGCCTCCTTTATTGTTAACATCAGTTTTATTTCCGTCACCCTTACCACCTTTAACTTTGGTTTTATTTAATTTCTTAATTTCATCATATGTACCAGCAACAAATTGTCCATATGTAGAAGGACCTGATACAACTGATACATTACTATTGATAATAGCATCTGCATTTGCATGTGCACCGACTTTAATAAATTTACTGTCACTAGCACTGTTAGCTCCACCAGTCAATCCTTTACCTTTACCAAAGATACCAGCATCTCGCATGGTAGCTGATTTGATATTTCGTCCTGATTGGGCCATTAATGTATCAGCGTCACCACCGGTTATACGGTCTTTTTTAGCACGTTTTTTATTTTGTTGATAAAGAAATTCTTCAGACATTACTTTACTGAAAGATTCAGCAGATGCCTTAATTGTTTTTCTACGAGATAAGATAGATTCGCGTGCTGATTTTACAGCACCCGAATCACCACTCTGCTTAGCTTCTTCCAACTCAGACATTTCGGCTGATAGTAATTGCTTATTTTTATTAAGTGACTTACGTTGGTCTTCTATACTTGCTTGACGTTTGTTACTAGCTCTACCGCCAGTTGCATAATCTTTAGCTTGTTTAGTCAGTGATGTTAACCCCGAAAGACCTCCAGCCAACCCACTTAAAATTTTAAATCCACCTAATGTTTTATCTTTCGATGCAAATTCATCAGTAACTCGCTCAGTTGTCGTAAGTCCACGTGTAACTTTAGCAAGACCACCGCGTAGTTTTGAGGATTCATCTCGAATACTCTTAAGTTCTTCTCTATTTTGCTTAGTTACGTCAGCTAAAGTTTTAAGATATTCAGTGGTGTTAGTTTGTTTCTTCGCATCATTTTTTTGTTGATTAAGTATATCCACCTGAACTTTGAGTGTCTCTTCTTGGACATTTCGCTGTTCTTCACCTGCTTCACCAAGTTCTTGTAATTTAGCCTGTTGTTGGCTATGTCTGGCTTCAAGGTTTTTTGCATCTTCCTTGGCAGCCTTATTAAGAAGCAATTTTTCTTGACGTGATGTTTGCATGTGCATATCATCGGCCATGCTCTTAGTGCTTTTAGCAATTTCTTGCATCAGGTTTTTTAATTCGTCTAATTCTGCCATATCAGTTACACATAGTTTTAAGTATCTATAGTTTATAAGAGGGGTGAGAGTATAAAATCAGAAAAATCCCCAAACAAGGGGATTTCATTAATTACTTGACATATTTTGGAACAAAAACTCTAAATCTTCTTTCTTTCGTTTTTCAATTTTAGATACTGTTGAATCTAATTTCATAAAATCCGGAAGAAATAAATCATCACAATCCTTCATAGTATTGGAGCTATGAATAGATATCATGACTTTAGCTTCTCGTACTTCATCGTCAGGTATCGGTGGGAAGATATATGTCAGGTCGAAAAGGATACCCCGCGACAGGATTTATCTCCTGACAGTTCGGACACTTCGTATTAACGATAGCTTCTGCATCTAATGATGCTTTATTGATTTCTTTGATTAAGAAAACAAAATCCATTGCCGATAGTTCTTGGAGATATACAGCAGTCTGTTTAATATCAGTTGCTCCTATATCCAAAATAGCAGACATTACAAGTAATTCATAATATTCGTTACTTGGTTCTTTACCATAGTCCCAGAAATCTTTTTTAATGATAGCTTGGACTGCAGCTAAATGTTTACGTTGACGTAGTAATATTTTTACTGGAATTTCAGATTTAGGTAAAATAGTTTCATAATACCCTTTTTCTTCATGAAGAGCTTTAATAGCCTCAAGGTCACTTACATCCCAAGATATGTCACCCCAGTTAAACTCAGCTTCATCCGGCTTAGATTCATATGCACATGATGTGCATGCAAATGGCATAGCTGGGAAATTATATCCCTCAAATGAAGTTGCTCGTAACCAAAGTGCTAAAAATAACTCATCGACTAATAGTATTTCACTAGGGTCGACTCCCCATAATCTACGTTTAAATATTTGGTCGAAACGTGAAATGATATTTTGTCCATCCATTGATTGGATTAACAATAAATCTTGAACACGCAATGGTTGACCGTGCATTTGAGACATATAGAATTCACCACCGGATGGAAGTCCGTTGATTTCAAGGAATGTTTCATTAGGTGGCGGCATATGAGATTGACTACCGGTACTTGATTTAACAGTACCTAGTGTATTCATCTTATTCTGAGCGGCCTTAGCCTGCATTATAATCGCGTTTTCTTCAGGTGTTAATGTAGCAGAGGGTTGTTCTGGTACATGAGCCTGTGTAGGGGCTACGGGAGCCTCCATAGACATAGTATGTGGCTCTCCCTTTAATGCAGCAATTTGGTCGGACGAAAGTGATTGCTTAAGTGTTTTCTTTAGTGACATATATTTATACCTCCCGTAGGTACATTTCTACTATCTCGGCTCTTTTATATAAGTCAGTGACTTTTTCCTCGATAATAAATTGTGGAATTCCTTCGAGATTGATGTCATTAGCACATTTATACCAATTTTCACCAGCATAATGCTCACCTAGATATTGGTCTCGAACGCCATCCCTAAACTCACGTCCACCTTCAGCTTTCCATGGTTCAGTAACCATGATAACATCGAAGAAGTTGCGAGTATTGTTTTCAGCCGTCGTGCGAACTAATTCAATCAATCGCTGACATTGTTCATTGTGTTTCTTACCTAATTGCTCTTTTAGGTAATTAACACCACATACAGTTAGAGTGTAGAAGTCTATAGGACTTCTATCTATTAACAAAAAGCTATTTTTGTTATTATTATCGTCACGCGTCCCTAGATAAACTTCTGTACTGAAATCGTTAAGTAGTTGAAATTGAGAGCGAATATACTTTTCATATATCTCATCAATCTTAGCTGATTTTTCAACAGGCTTCATGACTTTCAGGTCATGTGAATATTTCTGAAGAAGTTCAACTGGACTTGTATAGTTATCATTTCGTTGAAATAGATAACGAATAATCCCAGTATTTTGCATAACAAGGTTACCGTTAATAGGACTTTTTACATTACGAATAATAGTAGTTTTTCCGGCACCTGATTGACCGAAAAAACCCACAACTTTTACTTTATTGCGTGTAGTACTCATTTTACGTCTCCGTTAGTAAAGTCAACTTCGATGATTTTGTCGGCATCATTTAACTCAATGCTCGTAGAGTCGATTTCAGCCGCATCTGGGATACTTTCAGGTGCTTCTGATACCGGTGCATTCTCAGCTGCAATAGCAGCACGAGCCTGTCTCATATCGTCGCTAAGCATAAGACTAAAGTAACGAGCACCAATTAGAGGAGAGACTGCTAGGCGATTTTCAATAATTGAGCGACATCTGTTAAATTTCTCATTGAATGTAACAGGAACCATATGAGTTTCAATCATTTGACGAAGTTTTTTAGGATTAGTGTCTTTACCGAAGGTAAGTCCACATAATATAGAAAGATTTCCTGAATTTTCTTCATACCCAAGATGTTCAACGCCACAGATTGGCAATGCACCATAAGCTACTGAGAATAGAATATCTTCATCACCTGCTGTAATTTCATATAAGTCGCCTGACAAGTTGTCTGGTTTTGTATGAATAACAAAGTCATATTGCGCGTCGCGTTCGATAGCAAACGTTGCATTAATATTTGTTTTATTTACAAATGGATTTGCCCAGTGATAGATATGATTCACTTTACCAGTCTGCATGAGACCCATAAGATGTTCATTAACTTCACCTACTGAACAAAGAGTGATTTCCATTTTCTTATAATTGTCAACAATAAATTGCTGGATGTTGTCTGGTATGCTAATACCTTTAACAAGAACCTTAGGCTTATTGCGTAATTGTTCTGTTCTACTTTCAGTTGTACGAGAAAAGTCTCTAAATAGTTGGAAGAAGTCACTATTGACTGCTGATGAGATTGGATAGATTGGTTTCTCAGGGTCAGATACTAACTTGTAATAGTGAACTGCTTCACGAAGTTCTTGAGTAGGCGTTACGATTCCATCTGCCATGTTCATGAATGTTTCCATGATTTGAACTGTCTGAATATCATGTGCACGACCGATAGGGCCTTCCCAAATCCATTCATCAAGTGCGTAAATAACTTTTAATTTATTTTCACGCTTTTTATTAATTTCACGGATAAGAGCAATTGCTCCGTCTTCATTACCATCACCTTGAAGAGATTTTACTGCGTCTCTCCATCCGGGATGAACTTCTTCTAGGAGTGTAGCTTGAATATCATTCAAACGCTGGGCTGCATGGAAGTCAGAAATATTATCAATCCAAAGGATATTAATATTATCAAACTGACTCAGTTTCATTTTACTGAGATAGTTTGAGGTTGCTGTCATGTAAGTAATATTCGCTTGGCTATGGTAGACCTCGGCGAATGTACGTAACATTGCTTCTCCGCGAAAAGGAGATAAGTGTGAATCCTTATCACCTATATATAGAATGTTAAATTCTGGGCGCTCGCCTGCTTGTACACGAAGCTCATCAGTTAATACGAACTCAGGTTGTTTATTATCATCGCTCATTGTTATTCCTCTATGCGTTGATGGTTTCTTTGTAGTTTTTGATTCGACTGAGAACTTCTTTCTTAGAGTCCTCATAAAGCTTCAGTTCCGGAAGTGAATCTGCATTCTGGTTAATATATATCTCAGATAGATTCAATGTGTCCATAGCTAATATACGATTTGCTTCGCGATGAACTTCGTCTTTTTCTTCAACTTCTTCTCTAGTACCCTTATAAGGCATTGGTCGTATCAATAATGGGTTAGTTTTTTCCACTTTCATACGGATTTCAAACTCTTCTTCTTTCGATAATGTATTGCTCATATATAAACGGACGAATGCATTAGATGAGTCTTTGATAGAATCTATATCATCTGTGTCCCAAATGTCAACAAATCTTGGACTAATTTTATTTGGAATGAATTCATATGTTAAATTTTCATCTAAAATCCATATACCATGTGATTGATTCGCATTAGCGAATGTCATCGGATATGGACTACCTGTGTATAATATGGTACTATCACCTTTAGTCGTTTCTGACATACCATGATAGTGACCACTGATGACTAAGCCTGCTGCGTTTAGAAATAGGTTAGTATCCATACCAAAAGTAGATATACTACTACCCTCCATCGCAATACCTAGCATTTCAAAGTGACCGAACAATACTGTATTATCTCGTTGCTTCTTAGGTTTTTTTGCTAGTTTCTCAAGAAACTCAGTAGTCTTTTCAATATTATTGTCAATAATCCAAGGAAATAGATACCATTCTTTATCGAACCAATTTGCTTTAGTTACTTTATCTCTATAGACTGTTACATTAGGGATATCTTCAAATAGCTCTAATGATGTGATATTATAGTCATTCTCATGGTACATATCATGATTTCCAAGAATAATATGAATATCAAAGTCAGTCATTTTTTCTTGGAATAGACGTTTAGTGTTTACTAGGGCCTCAACATTAATTGAGTGTCTAGTATCATGGATATCACCAGTAAATATCACAGTATCTACATCACGAAGTTTGAGCTCTTCAATTAAATAATCAAAAAATTCCAATTGGCCATCTTTGATATATTTCTTTATCAAAGGGTGTTCTGCTTTACGAGCGAAATGTGTATCGCCTATTAGAGCTATTTTTTTCATCAACGCGACCCGTATTTATTAATGTGAGTTTGTATGGTCAGCCAAGCATCATTAATAGCATGCTTACATTTGACATCAATTCTTAATTCATTATTATCAATGACATCAACTGGGTTATTGGTTCCATCACATATTACCTGTACAATAGAAAACATACTAGGGATATCAGTAAGTAACTTATCAACCCATGTCTGTAAATCATGTTGAAATTTAGCTCTTAATACCTCGGTATTCATTTTAAATAGAATATTGCTATCCAGATATTCATCAATATAATATCTGATTTCACCAACAAAGGCAATTGATGGTATGTTATTCATTTTAACCCATTCGGTTAACGGTGAGTGCTATTAGCTAATTATATTATATTTCAACGCGAAGTCATACGTTATTTTTATTTTCTTCGTCAATTATCTCAGCTTCTTGTATTATTCCTGTAGGAGTATCATCATCTACTTCATCGCGTACTTCATTTACAAATGCCATCCAGTCTTGTGGAGTCATCTGTTTACTGCTATTTTCCTCTTCACCTAGAATAGTAAGTCCCTTCATTTCTTCTTCCTGTCTGAATTTAATAAGCATATTATTAAGCCTATCTAAACTACCAGACACAGATGATATAATTGCACTTCCTGCGGTATACATGCGGTCACCTATTTCAACTCTCGATTCAATATCTTCTTTGAAGCTAGTTAGAATTGATTTGGCTATACCATATACTTCTAGGGCTTCAGTACGCAACATGACCTTATCTTGCTCTAAAAGCTCCAGAGATATACCATTCTTCACTAACTCAGATGGGGCTAGTTCTCCTAGAGTATCTGCCTCTTTTAGTCGAACTTCTAATTCAACTGTTTTATCTTTCACGCCTTTAGTTAAAATTGGGGTGATTTTCGTATCGTCACTACCTTCGGTAGAGCCTTCTGGTAATCCTAATAAACGTTCTAGTGCTGAGTAGTTTGGCATT